TTCTGCATACATTCACCGTGAGCGAAGTAGAACTTGCCTAGTTTAATAAAGTACAGCCAATCGCTGCCAAGTGATAGGTAGTGAATATCACCACTACAGAATGCACACTTGGGTATTACGTCATGATGTGGTTCACATATTAACGTCCATTCGGGTAGTTGCTGCTCTGGTTCGTCGGCTGTTATCATCCGTAGTAACCTCCACTGCCAAACAGATTGTCGGGCGGTATATAGTCGTTAGTGCTTGGTTTCACATATAGTTGAGTCTGGTATGCGCATGAGTCGCTAGCGTCATCGTTAGACGCTTTCGGGAATAGCTTTAATTCTTCTTCGAGAATCTCACAAGTATTTTGGTCGTACTGTCTAATGTGATAAATGTCGCCTCTTTCATACCACGGGACTAATGCTTCAATGCGTAGCTCTTTCTGTGTGCCGCCATGTTTCAGCAGCTCAATAGTCATATACACACCACGCACACGCATTTCGCTCTCAATACTAACCATCAAGCCTTGAGTAAACTGGTTATCTTCTATGCCTATCTTATGCAAGTTATAGCGCTGCCAGTTAGTAAACATGAGGTCAATCAGTGCTGTGGCTGATAACTTCTCGCGTGAGCTGATGAGGTTCCATTTACCCTCAGTATCAATAAAGTTAATCGTGTAGCCCACGAAGTCTTTACCGGCTTGAACATCCTTCTTGCCGCGTGGGTCAATGGTCATTATGTTGTAGGTTTGCTTGGCTCGTACTTGTTCGTATTCTCGGTACTGGAACCATGCCTGTTTGAACTTACGATTTTCTTCGTCAATAGGTGTCTGTTGGTAGAGTGCAGAGAACTCATAACTACCCATTTCAGTCTTCTTCTTCAGCAGCTTTTCGATAGGGAACTTAGCAGGCCATAAAGCATCACCTTCTTTACGGTGGTTGTCATCTTCGGTAGCTATAGCTTTGTATTCAATGATTTCCCACTCATCGTGTGGTTCACCATTCTTCTTAGCTTCGGCTGCGTCTTTTAACACGCGCCCGGCTAGATCGTCATCGTGCCACCGAGTAAGGATGAAGATAATCATTGAGTTACCTTCTTCACGGGTAGAGAACGTAGACTGATACCATTTGTATCGTGAGTCACGGATAGTCTCTGAGTCAGCTTCTTCGCGGTTCTTGAATGGGTCGTCAATGATACCGATCTTAAAGCCACGACCGGTAGTAGTGCCACCTACACCTACTGCGGTATAACTTCCGCCATCTTCAGTTATCCATCGTCCTTTAGCCTTAGCATCGGCTCGGAGACGTGTCTTATACATACATTTGTATTCGGCGGTCTGCATAATGTCACGGGTCATCTGTCCGAAGTCCGTTGCGAGGTCAGCTGAATATGACGATACAATTATGGGTATGGTTGGGTCTTTACCTAGCACATACGATGGAAACTTCTGTGTGGTCTCATCGCTCTTACCGTGACGAGGTGGCATAAAGAACATGATGCGCACATCTTCACCAGCCTGGAGCCGTCTATAACCATCTTCTAGCCTTGTGGCTACTTCATCATGGAACCACTCAAGCTGATAGGTTGGGTCTATCGCTATACAGTACTCGGCAAAGGTGCCGTTAGTGGCAATGTCGTTAAGAATTGCTACGGTTTGCTCTAGCTGTGAGAAGCTGCTTTGCTTGTTCGTCACTCAGTTCACCTACAGTCTTAACGTTGTTATCGACTTCTGTCTTGTCTTTCCAACCGTAATTATTCTTTAGGTTAAATATCGTGCCTGTTGGGTTAGGGTCGTACAGTTTCTTTTCATTAAAGCTTTCGCACTTTAGCTTTGCTTTTTTTATCGTGTCAGAATATTCATCTTTATCTTCGTAGTCAAGTAATGTTTCTCTAGTTGTGTCAAGTGCTAATGCAAGCCCTGTAATCATGTAGGGAATTTGATCTGTCTTTTTCTTGTGTGTTACTTCAACGAGATAGTTAAGCCCGTGTTCGTCTTTGAGCAACTTACCGTCCTTAGCTCTAGCTTCTACCCATTCAGTAGTTTCAATAACGTGCGGGTCACACTCTGCAAAGTATTCGTCTATACGCTTTTGCAGTTCCTCAACGGTTTCAAACTTTAGTGGTCTGCCTACCGAGTTACTCATCAAAGTATTCCAAATCATCTAATCCGTTTATAAAATAATGGCCTTCTTCGTCTATGAATAAAAAATCATCCTCAGCAAGCTCTCTGGGCTTCATGGGATGTCTGCGTATCACTTCCAACATAGCTACGGGTAGTTCTGGTACTTTGTACGCTGTTTGCTGTTGGTGTAACACTTTTGTCTCTCTATCTTCAACGATATGTACGGATGATCGGCTCAGCGGGGATGGTCGGTATTGGTGCTGTGCCAGGAGGAGACAAAATAATACTTATGTGTGAGGTGGAGTTTTGGGAGGGATATTGATGTTAGATAAGGTGCCACCATCCCCTGTAAGATCGGGTGCGTTAATAGACTGCGAGGTACTATTAAATAATCACCCGTATGTATCGTTGAATTGTTAGGTTGCTTATGCTTGCAACGAGAGTTTTGAGACTAGCTTCATTATACCATAAGCGTGATGATATTACCATAGGTATTCTGTGAATAATATCACTGGCATATGGTGGCTTTTCTAACACATTTGTGATACAATAGAAGTACCACAATTTCCTACTCATGGCTCGATAAGAGTCATCATTTTAAAATGGTCAAACTCTTGGACTCCCCGGAGTCTCTTTAAAAATCTGCTCAACATAGGCATAGCTTGGGGTGTATATCCATACAAGACAGTACGCAGTTACTAGCGTATTGCCGTTCTAGACGGGTAGTAACCTTGTCCTCATGTGGTGGTTCTCGATGTTGAGTAGTTTTTTGTCCATTACTTCGGTAGTGGGCGAAAACAAACAGTCTAGGCAGGGTTCCGTACTACCCACCGGCGGACTTTAAACGAGCCGGCACACACCTTTCTCGGCCCGTAGTTTTCATGCTACAACGCGGAGAGAGGCCACAAGTACAAACAACGCTATCCGTATGGCGTGTGATACGGACTGGTGACGTAATGCGTCAAAAAGGTTATGAGGGTAACCGATCTACAAGCCCTTGCATATTAACAAATATGTACGTTGGCTCCGGTGTAACTGACTAAAAACAAATACAACCTGAGTCAACTAGCATTAGCACTATAACTCCGTCTGGATAGAACCCATTACGGAGCCAGCGCATTTGTGAGGTTGCCTCATCCCGTAGGGGAAGAAAAGAAGAGGCCTGTTTGTCGTTGTCTGTGACTTAAATCACTATTAGCAGATATACAAAAAGTGTAGACTTTTCTACCTCTATGCAAGCGAGACAATATTAACTTAAATAAGTCTACCATAAGTTGTTAGATATCTAACACTATTGGCGGGTTTTAGGAAAGACGGGTGTGTGCTATGACAGTCTCTGAAGCATTCAGGGCCTACGAGGTCGATGTGTTGTACGCCAGCGGTAAAGCGCTCAAAACGAGAAAAAACTACCACTGCTCACTTAATTTATTGCTAAAATCCTGTCAAGCAGATTTACCTGTCGAACTATTGAGCTACAACCATATCATCGAATGGAAAATGTACATGGCGCAAAGAGGCTTGCAACCATCTACTGTGGCGCATACGCTCTCTCACCTCCGAAGCGTACTCAAACACCTCTCTAGGCATGGCTATAATGTATTAAATTATAGAGAGATAGATCGCCCCCAGATTAAACCTAAAGCTCCTACCTGGCTTACAAACGAAGAAGTGCAGAACTTCCTTAATGTTATCGAAAGCCCCCGAGACAAGGCCATATTCGCCTGTTTGTTCAGCTCTGGCGCGAGAATTAGTGAACTATTGCAACTTGATCGTGACTCAATCGTTCTAAATGAATTTGGAGAGGGTGAGGCACAGATCGAGGGGAAGGGTAACAAACCTGGAGTTCTTACCTTTGACGCGAACGCTTTAAAGATACTCAACGACTATACAGAAACCCGTAACGACCCTATACGACCGCTATTCATATCTGGGCAGCGTAGGAGAATAACCGTCTCAAGAGT